ACCTCATTTGGTGTCGGCTCTCAAGTCACTATATTATATTTAATTGTTCTTTTATCGCATTGATCTGCTCCTGCAAGGCTTTCCCCTGCGCTGCTGCCAACGGTACATCTGTTGCTGTAGATGTACAGTTATTAACGCAGTCATCTTTCTTCAAAGATTTTTCAGATACCTCTTTCAAATCTCCTGATAGCGAATTAATAGATTGACATAAACGCTTTAAAATCTTTGATGATCCATTATACTGGATGTTTATCTGCTGCATGATACCACCTCTATACATTTGTAAGTGTGTATGTAATTTTCATGGATGTGGCAGCCGTTTTTACAATTGGCTGTGGTAAATTGAATATAGATCCTAAATAATTAATTACCTGCCTTCCATATGAAGAATAGCTTGAAGATGTATCGTATCCATCATCTCCATATGCCATCAAATTATCTGTTATCAATGTCGGTCTAGATGCATGTCCTTTGAATTCACCATTTTCTTTTCTTCCTTGAAGAATGATTTTACCATCTGGATAACACAATGCCCCACAGAATTTGTTTTCACTATTAATCACTCCAAATTTAACACATCCATTATTTAGTGCTGTCAGTCTCGTGTCTATTGTGTATTCTTCTGGTATAGTAGCCTGTGTAACATCTACCGAATTGGATAAATTTACAATATAAATTGATTTCAAATCCTCTGCCGCAAAAAATGCATATCCTTTTACTATTACAGCTTTCCCCCACTCTCGTTTCAGCTTGCAACCTTTTAGATTTATACTTTTCATATCTGAAAGTTCAAAGTCATAATCTGATGTTTTCACTCTCCAATATTCTGCCATTTCATTCATTGGAGCAATAATGTATGCGTAACCATCATATCCGGGATTTAAATACGAATAATTTATCGAATTTTTCCTTTCAATACTGAATTCGGCAACTTTTTCAGCAACATTACGTAAATTGACACTATCTGAAAGACCATATACCCTAGAAGGAATATACTGCTTCATAACACAAAATGTCATTTTATAGTAAGTAACTCTTTCACTCGAATCATATCGTGTTGTTAACTTACTATTAGTTGAATCATAATAATATAGATATCCTCTCACACTATCGTAGCAAAGCGGATACAAAGAAAAATCTTCTCTATTGTCTTTATTTAATGCATTGTGTATAGTCCTCCCATGCCATGTTATATTATACGGATCACTATAATTATATTGATTCTCTGCCATAGTAAGTGCCAAAGATCCTATGGTTCCATTTGCCTGTGATGTTGTAAAATCCCACACCGACTGAAATCCTGTGTCTGTTTCATATGTTTCTGCAACATTCAATGATCCTCTGTCAGCATATTCAGTATTAGTATCTCTTCCGGCAGATGCAACAAGATGTGCCTCCGCTGGAAAAAATATATTATTTTTATCCTCTGTTAATTTGCCATCAAAGAGCATAATTCCTCCTAATACTCTTTGACACAACGGCATAATTTCACTTGCTGAAATTCCAGCTCCAATTAAGTTTGGAATAACATAATTCATAGCATTGGTTATCATGTTATCGCCCTCTATCCGATCACGAAGCCCTGTTTTGTGATTATGCAGATCTACCTGCACATGACCTTTAATCATTTACTGTACCTCCATATGCATAAATTATATACAAGTTTGCTCCTGCTTCAAGCAGTGCCTTGATGCGTACCTGATCATGCTGTTTCCATGCAGCCTCAGGCACAGACTCAATTTCTTTCTTTATCATAGTAACATCATCTATCCAGCCATCTGATGTCCAGCCCTGCCATGTAACACCACTGTCAAAGGATACTTGATAAACTGCATTTTGTGATGAAACTTCAATTGATGTGACATTACAGATGTCACAGGTTGTGACTGTTTTATTTGTTCCGGCTTTAATGTTGCCGCTGCCCTGCCATCCTGTGGTATTATTGTAGGTTGCATCTGTAGTAATAAGTGAACTGTTTACATATGGTGTAAATGTCATCACATTTTCGGTTGCTGAATATCCATCTGATATACCTCTGAACATATTCAAGAAATTAAGACCAGCTATCAGCTCATTTACTGTACTCTTTGCCGGAGTATTGTTCGTAGCCAAAGCATTGTCCTGCACGGTCTTAAATATTCCACTAAAGTCAAGTTTAGTAACATCATCTGATGCGCTTATAGTTCCGTCCCACTGGCTTTCCGCAGCCATGCCCTGTCCGAGAGCTACCGCATGTATTCCGTATGGCTCTATCGTAATACTGCCTCCGTCCATTTCTATCCAGACATCCCATGTATGTATTGAGGCATCAATTTCTTGCAGATCATACCGTAGCGTAAGTATATGCTGTCCATCCTGCCATGTCTCTACAGGAGTCCTATGTGTTAGTTCTTCTCCATCAATATAATAATGGATCTTTGCGACCGCATCACTTTCTACCCAGTTAAAATCATCACCTGTCTCTGTAGTCTCAACAGTAAGCAGTATTTCCATATTCATAACAACATGCGTGGTCTTTGTTGTTATAAACCTCATATCGAATATGGACTGATTAGATTTATCTCCTACTTTGATCTGTCCTGTATTTGTAAACACAGTGAAGCGAATAACATTACTATCAGCTTGATTTATAAGTCCAGCTATATTTTTATCTGTCTTACTCTTCGCATTTGATAACGATGGATTTTTACCGACACCCTGAACCTCGTAAGCACCATTGTATCTGAAAGTGTACTTTGTTATACAATAAAGCTTATCTCCATCAGCAATTCCGTCTGATATCGTCAGCACATCCCCCAGGTCATAAACCGGATCACCGATCATAGACATTTTAAATGGGACATAACAGATATTCTGGAGAGCATTTAATATTGCTCTCCTCATTTCCTCTTTTCTATCATCCGTTCCATACTGAAGGAATGGGTTGCTGCCTAAATTGTATGTCAGGGCATCATCTGTATCCATGCCATAATACTGTGTGGTCTTATCTTCAATATTGACTACTGAAAGACCTGTGTATCTTGTCTCAAAATCTGAAAACGATGCTCCTGTAAATCGGTGCTTTGAGTCAATCTTATCAACAATAGTCTTATTATATTCTCTAAAAACTATCTTTCCGGCACGATCAGCAGTGACAAAACAGGCACACGTTTGCGCTACCCACGAGATAAAATCTCTCCAAGTCTCTATATCATTCTCTGTAAGCATTGAAAGATCATCTGATCCATTGGCAAAACCCTGAAACTCTTCTTTTGTAGTTCCCAGTTCCACATTACATCTCGTGCATGCCATCAGAGCCAGTTCATACGGAGTACCAGTCGCAGAATCAACATTACATGCCTTATCAAACTCTGCCATATAGTCATAAGCCTTGACCACTACACCTGATGATGTCCAGTTTGCTTCGGAGATCTTGAACACTCCCAGAGGGATATCCTCGTAATCTCCACTCTGGAGCATTCTTCCGAATGTTGGTTTAATGAGCTTATTCTGATAAGCATATCTCTCTATCGGCAGATCAATAAATGTAGCATTAAGCTCGCCCACATACACCTGTCCTATCTTCATCTCTGTATCGTCTGAGCACTGGTTAGTGATTGAGAATGAACCTTTGAGGACATTTATATCTGTAAATGGAGCTGCCGCTACAGTTCCACCAATTCTGAACCTTTGCACGGGTTCTTTCATGGATTTCTTATATGCATCTGAAACCTCGTACATTAAAATTCCTCCAAATCAAAGCTGACATCCCATATTCCATCAGAGTCCTTGAACCCTTCCGTGTTTTCTATAAGATCAGCTTTGAAATTGCGCATCCTCATTGTTCTATTCTTATACCCTTTTACAGTCGGATCATAAACTGACACTGACAACGTATCAATTTTCGACCATGCTTTAAATGTTCCATACCATTCTGAATTACATCGATACTGTGCACTTACTGTCAGCTTGTCATATCGCGTGACAGAGGCCTGATCTGTGCCTGCCTCTGTCTGATATGTTTCCTCGACCACTGCGCTGTCCTCAGACCACTTATCAGATGGATACAATGTTACATTATTTATAATTGGTAAATAGTCTTTTAACATTATCTTCCTCCTGATCTAAAGTTCTTTCGCTGATTAGATGTTACTACCATCTCATCTATGCGCTCCTGTCCGATGTATATAGGTATTATGATATCTCCACCGCCCTGATTAACAGCCTCACGCATCATGTCCATAAGATGTTTATCTCCAGTCACCACTTCTGTACCCTGTCCATCACCAAATCCCATTGCAGTTCCACTCAAAACGGTTGGAGTGTTAAACAGCATAGCCTCATCATAAGCCTTGTTGTACCATGACACATTTACCTTTGGCACTGATCCTGACTTTGCATTAAAACTGCCGCTCATCTTAAAGTGTGGCAATGCTATTGCTGTGTTGAGTCTAAACTTAGTGCTTGAAAATGCTGATTTCATCTGTGCCAGACCAGACTTTACAGCGTTTACCATTTTTGCCATTTGCCCGGCAATAGTGACATTCATTGCAGTATACTGTAATGCTACATAACCATTGGCAAGAGTCATAGTGACATTGATATCTGTAGCAGTCTTGCTAAAGCCTTTTGCTACCGAATTTGACATCACAGTGGCAAGTTGGCTTGCAGATGCCTGTACGTTTGGTGTGGCACTCGTGAATGCATTTGTAAGTTCCTGCATTCCGGTTTTTGCAACATTTTTCAGATTATCAAGACCTGTGTCAACAGTATCTATTGATTTAACCATCTTTTTCAGGTCACCTGATGCCGATCTTGCTGATGATGCGATCACAACCATCTCTGCTGATACTGCTAAAAGCGCAGCCGCAAGAAGTGTAGCTCCTCCGGCCGACAGCGTAATCGTGCCAGCCAGTCCAACAAGTGCCAGATCAAACACTGCTACAGTTCCAGCTCCTGCTCCTATCGGAATAAGTGCCGCTGCCACTGCAAGTGTGAGCTGTCCCATTCCTGCGGCTGCTGTACCGGCATGATTTGCCACAAGTACTAAACCAGCTCCACATATTACAAGTCCTGCACCGAGTCCTAGCACTCCTGCTGCCAATACAATCACACCGGCAGAAAGTAATAATACCCCTGCTGCCATGAGTGTAATCCCTGCAGCCGCTGCGATTGCTCCAACTCCAACTACTGTCAGACCTGCTCCAAGTGCCAATGCACCAACCCCGGCAAGAGTAGCACCACCAGCAAAAGCTGTAAGTGCTCCTGCCAATGCAAGTATATTAAGTGCCGCGCTGGCTCCATATTCGGATATAGTCGGTAACTGTCCGGCAAGTAATGTAAGACCGGCACACGCAAGTAGCACACCGGCTCCTACCATAATGATAGCCGCTCCAAATGCTATCAGTCCGACCGCACCGGCTGTAAGTGCAGGGGCAAGTGCTGCCGCCCCTGCTGCAAGAACTCCAAGTGCCACCACAACACCCAACATAGCGACTGCTGCACTAGGTCCTGCCTGTGCCAACTGAATAGCAGAATATGCAAGTAAGGCAATTCCTGCGGCTGCCAATAATATACCTGCTCCTGCTGCTATCAATCCGAGTGCATTCTTAGTCAATGTTCCAACCGAACCGCCTGCAGATGATACCGGTCCCGATGCACTGCTTGCTGCAGATCCTAAACTGCCAATCTTTCCGGCAATGTTGCCGAAGGATGATACTACTTTTCCTGCTCCTGTGGTGATCTTGCCACCGATAGAGAGTATAGGTCCTGCGGCTGCTGCCAAGGCAACACCTTTTATGATCATTTGCTGCATTTCCGGTGATAATTTACCAAACTGCTCGGCAGCTCCTGATACTAAATTTGAAAATTCAGTAATAGCAGGTGCTACCGCTGGAAGTACAGTCTGGCCAATCTGTATGCCGGCTATCTTTACCTCATTAAGAGCCTTTGCAAAGTTCTTCGCTGATGTATTGTCCATTTTGTCAAATGCAGTCTGCAATGTACCGGCTGAGTTTTGCATTGATGTCATTGCTCCGTTAAAATCCTCGGCATGCTGTATCAATGTAGCCGCGCCCTTTCCTGCTTCCTGCGAACTGAATACATCCGCTATGGACATACCTGTCTCATCACAGTGCTGTTGTACTATGCCAAGCACATCTGTAAGACTGTTACCATCATCCATTAACTCTTTGAAAGACTTTCCTGTCTTTTCCTTGAGTATGTCTGATACTGTACTGCCGCCCTTACCTAACTCATTGAGCATTGAGTTGATATATGTAGTAGATTCGGCTGTGGCGATACCGTTTTTAGTTGTTGTAACGTAAGCAGATGTTATATTGTCAAGGCTTACACCAAACATATTCGCAGTAGGGATTACCTTACCAATTGATGAGCCTAACTCATTAACTGTGGTTTTACCTAAGTTCTGTGTCTGAATGAGCTTATTGGCTATCTCCTCTGCTGTTCCGGCCGAACTGCCGTATGCATTCATTACGGTTGTAAGAACATCTACGGATGTGGCTGCATCCGTAAATCCTGCTTTTGCCAGCTTTGTTGACTCAGTAACAAAAGCTACTGCATCTCCTGTTGACTGTCCTGCTGATATTGCCGAGTATACACTCTCTGCTATATCAGACGCGGCTACACCGGTTTCCTTAGAAAGATCAAGGATAGCACTCTGTAAATCCTCTATCGGTACCTGTGATGTATCTGCGATGGTGCTTACCTTTGCCATTGACGTTTCGAAGTCTGAGGCAAGTTTGGCTGTTGCTGTACCCATTCCAATAATCGGTGTGGTTACTGTCTTTGTAAGAGTATTTCCTACCGATGTCATTTTCTTTCCGGCATTCTGCATACCCTCTCCAGCACTTTCTACTGTTGATTTAAAGTTTTTTGCATTTTCCTGTATCTGCTGGAATGTCTTGGATGCATTATCATTTGCAGTGATGTCAACACTCAATGTATAGTCAGCCATGTTACACCTTCTTTCTCTTTGGCTTTTTCATTCCATTAGCCTCATAAATCGCATCTATCCAGCCTTTTTCGTTCTTCTCGATCTGCATGATCTCGTTCATGTTCTGCTGAACAGTGACCTTGTCCGCTTTTTGCTGTTTCTTTTTCCACAGCTTACGGAACGGACTGCCCTTTTTACGATGTAGATTGCCCTCTGCATTGAGTACGGCATCTCGAATCATGGTAGATGTGCTGATCGTCTTATTTTCATAGGCTTTGTAGATAAACGCTTTTTCGCGTGGGGTAAGTGCCAAATAATCTTTTTTTGTGTACCCAAAATTGACCACAAAAAAAGCAAAGTCCATATCCTCTAGATACGGCTTTGCCATTTTTCTGTGTTCTTCGGTTTCTTCCTCATTCTGGAAGTACTCATATTCGATTAGTTGGCCTGGAATAAAAAAGGCATGTCTTTTGTAAGTGCATTCTGGATCTCAAGTGCAATTGTGGCATATCCTCTCTGCATGAGAGCCTGCTCGCAAAGCTTTGAGCCATCAACCTGTCCCACAAATGTATCTGATCCAGCCTCTTTTGTGGCAAACTGGAATACAAGCTCGCATGTCTGAATGCTAAACATGCCATTTGTGGTGTAATACTCTCCCATAAGAGAGCTTTTCTTAGCTGCCTCAATGAGCTTAAGTCTTTCAAGATTGAACTTAAGCTCATACTGTTTTCCATTGATCTCTAACATCTATTATTCCTCCCCCGGTATTGTATCTTTTGATGGTGTATTTCTCGAAAGATCCACGAAAGCTCCCATTCCCTGGAACGAATTAGAGTATGTGACCGTATCATCATAAGATGCCTCTATCGGGAAATCTGTGATACAAGCCAGTCCTCCGAACATTCCTTTCTTCTCTTTCTGGTTATATACCTTAAGGCATACCGGATTTCCATTCTCAAAAGCTATTGAAAGTGCTTTCTGCGATTCATCATCCTTGATGTAAATACCATCAATATCGATGCTCCAGTCTTTCATGCCCGGAATATATGATTTCCATCCATCTGCTGTATCTTTGGTAGTGACCTCAATAGTGTCAGCAGATCTGTTGATCTTGAGGGTTTTCTGACCTGCTACCGCATAAAGGTTTTCGCCTGTTGCATCCCATATTGCTAATAAAAGGTCTTTTCCTGCGATTGCCTTTACTGCATTTGCCGAAAAATCACAATACGAACCTTTATCATATATCTCACCAGATACTGCCTGAGCCGTCTCGCTCTGTACTGCTACACCGCTTTTGCTGTCTGCTTTTGTATCAGCGAAAATCTGTCTCATATAATATTTCTTCATTGCTTCTGTCCTTTCATTTGATCATAAAGCCATAACATATCCTAAATGTATAGCTTAATACTGCGTGTTTCTCTTTGTTTTCCTCGTCCGTATATATAGACTGTACACCATTCAATGTCTGCATGATCAGATTGTATGGATCTGGTATGCTGATATCTACAGTAAGCGCAGACTCAAGCTCCTCAATAGCCTTGTAAATCGGCACACTTGATGTATTAGGCTCTGCCACAATATGTAAACTCACATTGTAGTCTGTGCAGTACATCGTTTTGGTATTTGCCGGACGGCTGTTGATAAACTCAGCATATATAAATGGTGCTTTCTGATTTTTCTCAACATGGTCATAACACTTCTTGCCTGTACCGTCTTTGATCGTAGCCTGTATCTGCTTTATAAGTTCTGTAATTGGAAACTGTTTAAGCATTTATACCAACCTTTCTATATTTTCTTTGAGCAGTCTTATGTATTCCGGTCTTTCGGTCTCTACATTCCTCTGCAGATACCTCTGACCTTCCACATATCCACCATTAACACACACATGTCCATATTCTACGTGAGGAGCATAGTCTTTGGTGTAACCGACCGATGCACCACCCTCAATCTCATTCATACTTAGTGACTGCCTTAGCTCTCCATGAGGACCGCCCGGTCTTGTCTTTTCTGTCGATACAGGTGTACCGCCCTGCTTTCCTCGGTTATATATATCTGCAGCACTCACTTTTGCCACAGCCTCAAATCTTGCCTGTGACATACTGCTTAGTGTTTTTGTCAGCTCCTCTGTGCCTTTTACAGTAATGCTCATGATCCATACCTCTTACACTGTACAACAGTCCATCTCGGAGTCAGATTGATAATCTGAGTGATATCCAGCGCATAACCATCTATTTCAAGTATGGTTGCATTTTTGATATCCTCATATCCTATTGGTATTGCATACCTCTGCTCTGTCATTGTTACATCACGGCCGTTTACCAAGATATCCTGATCTGTCCAAGGTGTGTGTCTTGCACGACCGTTGTATATCTCTATAGGTTCTTTGACTACATTACCGAGCTCGTCCTCTTCTCCTGTCTCTGACTCGCCATAGAGAGTGACCTGTTCCCAAATCAATAGAAATGCACCACCCTTCTGTTTGATGTCTCATCACCAGCAGATGCCAGCCATGAGTCAATCTCTTCGGCATACTCTGCCAGCACATCATCAACAAAAGATGTGGAGAGGTTTGCTACGTTTTCCGAGGTAATACCCTCGTGATAGCATTTTCTCCACATCTTTACACATGCATCGACAACTATTGATTCAAAGATAGTCGGAAAAGCATCTTCAGATACACCGAGCCTTAAACACAATCGGTCTGTTACTGTCTGGTTGATCTCATCCATGATATCATCATTGATTTTTTCCCCGGACATTCTTTTCTTGATTCGCTCTTTGACTCTATCTATCATGCTTTGCCTCCAATCCAGCTTATTTTTTAGCCTCAGTTGCCACTGTTGCCTCTTCTGTGCTTAAAGATGCAGGCTCTGTTGCAGCTTCAACAGCGATTGGAGCCTTGAAGATACCGGATGCATCCTCTGCATAAAATGTAACACCTTCCATTATAAGAGTATTAACAGATGCACTATCATCAGCGAGATAATGCTTCATTCCAACCATACCTGTCTCATCTGTAGTAAGACCGAATGTCTCTCCTACTGATCCATCTGCTGGAATGAATACTCCATTAAGGTTCTGCTTAACTGTTCCCACTACTGAGCCAGCAGTAAGGCTGTTATCGAGCACTACAGTTCCAAGTCCAAGGAAGTTCTCGACATACTGGAAACCAAATGCTGTCTGAATAGTGATCTGTGCATTTGCAAGATATGTAGCAATATCCAGCGGATTGATAAAATAGATAGGCTCTACATCCATATCTTCAAAATATGCAGAAAGCTTTGCCCATAATCCGGCAAGTGCCCCTTGAATTGAAGCAGATGCTTTTGCCTTTTTCTCCGCAAGGTTTTTGGCTGTTCCGGTTCCTGCTGCAACAAAAACGAAAAATGTATTCTTAATGCCTTTCTGAATATTTCTCATAAATACTGTATCTGTCTCATTGATAGCTTTCTGCTTGCCAACTTTCTGGATAGCCTCGGCTGTAGTCTGCTTTCTGTACTTATTCAACTTAAGCTCAAAAGTCTTAACAAGCTTTCTCTCTAACTTTGTAAGTAAGATAGTCTCGCCCTCTGCTACCTGATCAGGAGTATTCTTCTGAGTAGTTTTATACATCTTTACTGTAGTACCCTCAGCCATTGGCTTGAGATCTACGATACCAAGTACCGTCTGTAAAGACTTAATCCCCTCCACAAGCCTGTTAGTGTGATCAATGGAGATGACCGGCTCGAGATCTGCTGATGTTGTAGTATTTGCCTCTGCTGCAAATATCTGTTTTGCGTATTTTCTGATTCTGTTCATATTATTTTCCTTTCTGATACAAATCGATGTGCTCCGCAATGAGTCTCTGTCTCTCATACGGGTTTGCTATTGTCTTAAGCTTCTTATCGAGTTCCGCTTTGGTGATTGTGGATTTACCGCCGGTGCTAGGCGCTTTGCCCTTGAGCGCATCCTTAACGGCATCCTGCACAGCACTCTTAAAGAGCTTTGCAAAATCGTTTACATTCTGCTTTGTGCTCTCTGCCTCTGTTGTGATCATCATGCTTACAAGAGAGTCAGGTATAGTGATATCCTCGGCTGCAAGCATCTTACGAGCTTCCTTTGCCATATCATTACGCGCGGATTCTTTCTTGAGTGCATCAAGCTCTTTTTTCAGCTGATCTCTCTCATACTCAGCACGCTCCTGTGCTCCCATCTCGCCCAGTTTCTTAGCTTCGTCAACAGCTTTCTGCTGGTTGATCTTTTCTCTGGCTAATCGGTCCTTAACGATCTTGTCAACATCCGCATCTGTGTACTTCTTTTCTCCACCCTTGTCATCTGTCTTTGGCGGATCAGCTTCTTTCGGCTTTTCCTCCTGCGATTCCGTGGATTGTTCTGTTGACTGCTGCTCCTGTGCCGGATCATCTGCGAAAATCTGCTTAATATAGTTACGTGTAAATAGATAGTTTTTCATTTTGCTATCTCCCTTCCATAGTTTTAAGTGTCAATGCTTCACTTTCCATAGCTTTTTACGACTTCCATGCCTAGTCAATCCATGTGCTTTTAATGACTTCCATGCCTGGTCATTTTTTATATCATGGAGATATACTCCGGATATGCCTGTGCTACCATCTCAAGGCCTGTCTTAAATGCCCGGGTGAGTATTGTGCCCTCAAGATATTTAATCATGTCTAACTTTATGGCAAAATGTCCGCTCCACAGCTCATACTTTGGCTCTTTGTAATCCGCAAGTGAGGCGATATATGTGTTTACCAGCACTGTTACAGCCTCGCACGGTACTGACTGGCCATGTGGCGCATCCTCTGAGTGTCCATCTATTGTAATGGCATCATTGCCAATTGAAATCTGTATCATTGATTTCTCCTTTCAGCCATGCTATAAGCTCATTGTGATTTGGGTATGCTCCGATGTACCTTTTTACTGTTTTCTCATCCTCAGTCAGTACAATCATTGGTATTTTGTACACTTTGAACCTATCCACCGCGCTAGGTTTTGACTGTAAATTGATATACTCGATCTGGTCAGGACACTCTTTCTGTATCTCTGCCATAAGAGTTGCTTTTATATGCTTACATGGATTGCACCAGTCAGTGCCACAAATATATATTTTTCTCATGCTACAAAATCCTTTATTACCTGCCTTGCCTTTTCCTTTTGTTCGTTACTGATCTGAGGATCACCGCCATGTGTCATGACATATCTCTCTATCCATTCCTGTTTATCAGGTATCACGATGATAGTAGAACAACGACACCACGGATGAAATGGTGGGAAGTTTAACCCTGCCACCCTATCCGAGTATCTTACAGGCTTTGATGCCGTGTCAGATGCAATGCTTAAACACCTCTCACATGCTTTACCGTCTCTGATTGGCTCAACCGAATAGTAATCAAACATCTTTTCTATAGCTTGTGCACTTGCCTCATTCATGACGAATGTGCCCTCTGTATATATCAGCCTATATGCTTCTTTCTTGCCTACCATGAATTCTTTTCGCAATTTTCTGACTATGCTGTCATAGTTATCACCTCTTGCGATAGCTGATGAGATACTGGTGTTCATCATATTTGACAGCTTTTGTGTATTTCCCCATATACTCTGAGAAAAAGTTCCTTTCCCAGTCCAATTAGTGTTGACAACACTCTTTACTATATTGGGATTTATTTCTCCAACCGACCCTGTTTTTTCTAACACTGCATCATATGATCTTTCCGCTATTTTATTTAGATGATTTTCAACTTCCCGCTGCTCCAATGCCCCAATTTTCAACTGCTGCATCCTTACTGATATTTGTAAGCCTTCCAGTCGATTGATTATGTAAGCGGACTTACGAGCTGGTATAAGATGCTCATATTGTGGATACAGCTCTGCAAACTCATCCATATCTCTCATGAGCAGGCTATACTCTTCAGGAGTCAATGCTTTCAAAAGATCTCTATACTCGATCACTTCATCTTTTCCATACTTCATGTAATAAGCAGCTATATGTTTTTCAAGGCGATCTGCTTCTATTTCGTATGTTTCTGTCAATCTCCTATTAAGCTGTGCCTCATCCTTCTCCATTGCCGTTATCAACTGCTGCTGCCTTTTTTCCCAGTATCCCATGCCTGTTCACCTCATACCCATCTGTATCAATCTCACTCTCTTTCTTGATTCTTTCCATCTCTTCTTTCACATTATTAACTACAGATATTACTTTAAGCTGTGTTTCCTGAGACGTAATACCAGAAAGGTTTCCTGCAATCTCTGACTCTTCCAGCAAGTTTGCCGGGAAATTACGAGTAAACTGATATTCTATTTTTATCCAGTCATCTTTTTTCATTCCTGACACTGGATTAGAAAAGATCAGCTTATATCTACGATTCATTCCTGAGGTAAACTTTCGCTCTTCTGTTTTACCAAGATTACTCATAGACTGAAGCTTATACTTGAGGGCTATTCCAGAATCTGCACCGAAATTCTTATCATTAATATTGGCTACCATACTAATCAGGAACATTAATCTCTCAAGCCTATCCAGTAAATTCTCCTGAGTAGTATCAGCACTAGGCTTTGACAAAAATTCGGCTATGATCTTATCTCCATCTTCGCCATCAAAATTCATAATACGATTATCACGAATGAAATTTATATCATCATTATTAAGCTTGGCTCCAAGTATCTTGAGATATGCATCTGCAAAATAGTCAACATCATTGGCTTTCTCGGATATTACCTTGTTGTACGCATCATTAATTGAGAGAATTGTCTCATATAGCCCCTGTCGCTCTTCATTTTCTACATATTCCGCAGCCGGCACACCATCAAATCCGTGTATCTTTTCCTCATCACGGAACTTAAGCCCTCCGTCAATATCAAAATATCTTATTGATACTTCATTGGATATCGAACCATGTCTGATACCGTTTTTATCTTTGTATGTACGCACAAAATAACGTGGCCGCATAAGGATTGACTCATCATATACCATAAATGACTCCATTGGATCGAGATAGGTAATACCGATGTTCCCCATCTCATCAACGTAGTACATCTCATATCCCCTGCCATACTGCTTCATGATCTTCGCAAGCTCTGCGTTGTTGTCATCCTGATCGTTGTACTGATCCAGATAATTAATATACTCATTTACCTTTTCATCTTGCGAAGAGACTTTGATTGGAATACCAATAAAAAAGCCATTCATTGTATCCGTGATATATTTTGCGAAATTAACTGCAATTCTTACATCAGGCTTCCACTTTTCCTTTTTAGGCAAGTTGAATATCTCATATCTTCCCTCGTAAGCATCCTGTAGCTTCTTGTATCTGGTCGATACGAGTGCATCATTTTTTGATATATATTCTGATAATTTAATCTCGTCCATGACCTCATCATCGGAAATTCTGAATACATCTGGTGCTGCCATTAAATACCGCCTTTCAAACTTGTGTTGAGGTGAGCCTTTGGCTTTCTCCATCCCTCAACCCCATATCTTAGTGATGCCATTGCATCATCAAAAAACGGAACGGGTTCATCAAGATACTCGCTCCTCTTGTCATCAAACTTCCATTTCCATTGTTCTATTTCTTTGATAAAATTCACGCAGGATGGATCTATGTGAATCTTCCTGCCCTTGAGCCAGTCTATTTGAGCTTTAACACTATTTTGCTCTTTATGTACAGATCTAGCTCTATATCCTGCTTTCTTCCACATTTTTATTCTGTCCGGCTCTGCGGAGTCACACCACATGACTTTATTCTTTGGGATATTGCCGTCAGCTTCTGCTATCCACTCCGTAGTGTCCTTTTCGTATCCGTACAAACCTTTAAGCACATATATATCTCCATCCTTGTAACCATATATATAAATCGCGTTCGCGTGGTTAAATCCGAAATCCTGTCCAATTGATATATCGTCGTAGTCCTCAAATTTCTGCGATACTAACTCAATCTCGTAATTGTGGAGGATAAGCCCTGCTGTCTCTCCCCACTCTCCTAATCCGTATACTCTGTACCCTTCCGGATCAACCTCTTTACGTCTGAGCATACGTCTGTGGTATGCCTCATCAATAAACCTGTTATTGAGATATGATGAGCTGTGAGTCATTACATCCGGATCAGGGCGGTCAAAGAACTGCTTCTTGATCCAATGTGATGCACTTACCGGATTGAATGTCATTCTGATTTGGTAGAAAATGCCGTCCGGCAACAGTCCTCGGAGTCGGTCATCTATGATCTCGAAATCTGCCTGCGTAAGTTCTGTAGCCTCTTCAATCCATACATCCGTGAGTTTTCCTCGCTTGAATGTGACCGACTTCAATTTTTCTCGCTGTGCATCATCCTTGACTCCTCGGAAAATCACCTCATTACCATTGCCTTTGCACCTCAACTTCATAGCCGACTCATTGATATACCAATACTTGGAATACTCCTCTCCGAACATACGAAAAATAGCACCCTGCAATTCTGCAAAAGTGCTATCCCTGTTCGTTACATCAACTTTTCTGACACATAGCAAATTGCGTCCTTTATCTTTCAGTAAGCGCAGGATATAGTTCTGTGCTGTGTCCGTAGACTTTCCAGATCCTGCTGAGCCTTTCATTACTATGTATCGTTTGGTACTCTGATCTACCTCCTTGAATGACTTATTAGCCTGAATATTTATATTCATTCATCATCACCGCCATAGTCAATGTGAATATTCAAATCCATATCAGTATTCAAATCAACTTTATCTGTGAATATTCCAAGATGTTTTCCCAACAGTTCCAATGCCCGCAACTTGTCACTTAGCTTTGTTTCTCTTTCTGTAGACTCTCCCTTATCACCATTAACAGTCTTTACTTTTACAGACTGAATACATGCCAAATCATCAAAAGATGCCTCATCCTTTATTGAGGCATCAGACATATTAATCACATCAGCAGGATTTACAAAGGCAATTCTCGCCAATTCCTGTAATACTCTATCCTGATTGATGCCACATCTTTTTGATCTTTCAGCCATCTTTTCTGCTACGCGACCTTTAACCTTAACATTTGACAACAATCTGCTTCCTTGCTGTTCTGCAGTCTTGGGTGAGTATCCAGCTCTTATTGCAGCCTGTGTTGCATTCAGATCTATCAGATACTCGTCAACGAATAATTCCTGTTTGGCGCTGATTTTTGCCATTTGCAACACCACCCTTCATGTACAAAAAAAGAGAACTGGTTATTTACCAATTCTCTTTGCTTACATAATAACATAAATTGAGCGGACAAAACGGACAACTTTAAAAAATTTTATTTTTCTTTATTCTCCTCTAGGAACTGCTGCATCATCTTCTTCATTAATCGCCCTACATCCAGTTAAGGCTTATATATAAAAAAGACACCTCCCACGACAAAGGTGTCTTTCTAATAAAGAATACATATTTGAACTAATTAATTATATCATAACAATTAACAATATCAACCATAAAGTTTTTGCTTTAAGGCTTCCTGTAAAATCCGTGAAAAATTAATTCCAGCTTTTTCTGCTTCTACATTCAAATAGTATGGTATCGTACAGTTCTTTTTGACTGTACGATTATCATGTTTTTTTCTATAGTCAATCATATCAACATCTACAAGTGTTAATATATCATCATCCTGCATTTGATAACTCCGTGAATATGGTTCTGGCACCGCCTCTCCTTCATCTTCTAATTGTAAAATATTAATTCCAATTGCATCTCTGGCCATAGCAATTGCATCTACAATATCTCTTCCTTCAGTATTGACATCAAAATCAGGTACAGTTACAAAATATCCGTCACCATCTTTTGATAAAATAACTGGATATACTAATGTACTGGTTCCCATAATATTCCTCCAAGTTCCGACTTTTTTAATTTCATATGTATCTTTAGCTTCTTGATTAGTATTCCCAAAGAGTCAGGGGTTATACCCCTGTTCTCTTTAGAATGGTCTTTGCTAGTCTTTCGCTGATCTCTTTGTGTCTTGGAATAGTCTCCTTGATTACACCATTAGTGTAAATATCGTGGTTGGAGCCATTTCTCAACAAATACCATCCGTTTTTTTCTAGCCGCCTTATCAAGTCAGCTCTTTTCAAATATGTACCCTCCTTTCTTCTTTATGATTGTATTATACGCATTTAATGCGCATTTGTCAAGTCTTTTATGCGCATTTAATACGCACCGTTATATTTTATTGGGATTCCCCACACAGGTTCTATAGTATTTGCACTTTGTAGTACAGATTTTTTCTGGTTCATATGCACATTCATTTTGTCCATTCATTATATGCCCTTTCTTTTAGTAATTCTCAAATTCTACATCACCACTGCCATCCTCTACTAATTTAACCTTTTCTTTTCCAAATAGCTTTATGAATATATTTAGAACATCATTTTTATCCTGAACCTTACGACTATTTAGTAACTCGGCCGCCTCCTCGCACGCTTCATCATATAATTCATCATCTTCAGTATCAACCTCGATACCATGTAATAGTTCTATTCTTTCAGTGAAATTAAACATCATTTCCTACCTCCATTTTTTGTCTACTATCTTTGTATGCTTTGCTCACGTGCTCTCTTATACGTGATAGCATTCCCTGGATCTCTTCGCGGGTTATCCCCGTAATATCCTCATCCCATAGTTCCAGCAACTTATCATCCAGAGTGACTGCTGCATTTTTACTCTTTGGATATTGTTGATAAATTGAATTTTCCGAATACATTCCAAAACTGACATAATACCCAAGAGCTTGTTTGAACGTAATCTGTTCTTTTCCTGTGACAGTCATTTTTGCTCTGCCTTTTATTTCAAATATTATTTTCCACATATTTCTCCTTAAAAATCAGTCTAACAGCTCACAATCCCTAGAATCTGTTTAATTTAATCCCTAGTCTAAAACGTAGCCATGTTAAATAGATATGCACTCCCTTTGTTTCATCTCCCCACGCTGCGCCAAAAGTAGGGATTACAACAAATTGATTTAATTTTCTTCTATTAGTTATTTTGACCATTTGCTATCATCTCCTCAAAACTAATTATATTTATGTTTTTATTTTTTGATATTACAATATTTTATTGTTTTAAATACTGGTGGATTTAGCTTCATAGAGTACCATTCAATCATATTAGGGTATCCTCTCTTGCTCCAATTCTTGTACCATTTATAAAGTGCATACCATGTCATGTTTTCTTGTCTTTCTTAAATTCTAATTTAATATTTTTCTCAATCTTTCAACAGCCTGCTCACATATTCTATACGCCAAAGTTTTTATAACTGCTACTTTTAAATCATTTATGGCTTGTCTATATTTTTTACGTATTTCATTATCTATCATGTTGAACCACCTCTAAAAACTAATTTAATAATTCCTTATCATCGAACACATTTCCTATAACTTCTACACAAGGTCTTTCAAATACATAAAATCCCAAATTACACCAATTGTACCCATATTCCTTGCCGCTTACATAGCTGTAGTCGAGTATCCAATCACCCTCATGATATTTTACAATTTCCGGATGTGATTCTTTCCTGGAACAAATATCATTTTCAAATATTAACTTACCGTTCTTATCCTCTAATCCAGTACATTGGCACACGGTAGCCGGATCTACTTCTATCATGCATGGAACATCATTACACATTCCCCACAATATATATATCCGCTCCCATATTCCGTATAGATAGCCTTGTATCCATTTTCCATCATCAAGTCGCTTTGCCCTATATAAATATCTATTCTCCATGTTCCTTATCCCTATCTTTCTGCCGCTTATCGTATTCCCTAAGCAATAACAGCCCTATTACAAACTCTGTTGTTCCGATCAGGGTGAACGTTAAGAGCATCCCATATACTATTAAATCTATTTCTGACATATTATTCTCCTATTCTGCTTCCGCTTCTGATTGTAGCCATTCTTCCCATTCGCCGTGTTCTTCTTCACTCGGGAATTCATGCTCCATCCACTGATAATCTGATTTTACTTTGCAAAGAAACTGTGCCAACTCTTCATCCGACATATTCCTTATCCTGTCGGCATTGGTATGTCTGTCACTTTCTACAATCTCAAAATATTCAACAATAAACTCCAATACAGTCTTTAAATTGTATGAGCTATATCCGATGTTGTAGCCATTCTCACCGATATTTCTGTACTGTACGCTATAATAAGGTTTACTATCTATCATTTCCATGATAATAGACAAGTCTGTTACTCTTTCTTTCTTTACTTTGCTCATCTTAATGCCCTCCATGTTTCACAAGCTGATGATACAGTCCATGCTGACGGCGCACCATTTTGCGTAATCATGCATTCGTTATCTTCGCCCTCTTCATCGCTTCCAAAAGGACACATGTCACATGCGCCTGTTTCCTCGTACAATTCGCATACGGACTTGATAACTTTTAAAGCCTCAACTATATCCTCTTTCGTTATTCCTTTCCTTGCCATTATCTCTTACCTCTTTTCTTTTTCTTTCTTCTGATTAATTTCAGTGGGCAATCTGATATTCTTTGCTCGCCGGCTATGTCGTTGTTCCACGGCAGCGTAGTACCTGTCAGATAACAACTGCATGGCGTCTCTTCATCATCGGGGTTAAACGGTGCCAGCCAAAAGAAGCAGTCTATACATGCGCAAGGCATCCTGTTTGTTGATACTTTTATAATATGTTTAGGGTTCCATGCTGTCACTTTCTCCACCTCTCAATTCTTTCAGTTTTGCTTCGGCTTCTGATTGTGTGAGGAACCAAGTTTCGTTGAACATCTTGCCGATTAATGTATTGACTATTGCATATTCCAAGTCCTTATCACATACCATATACCAGCCGTTCTCATCAAACGTAATTCTTGCAACTTTTTGATGGTAAACTTTGTTTGCTTCGCCGTGTCCGTTAAGTATGTTGAGCTTGTAGCATGTCTGGCTTGGGACAAACCACACATCATCTCCAACCTCGCAAGGCAACTTGATAAGTCTGCCCTGTTCCTCGGCATCCTCGTAAGCCTTGAGTTTTTTGTAGGCTGCTTCTTTTCGACCAATTTTTCTTGTCTCGTCATTGTCCGTTATCCAAATTTCTCCGTTCGTCCCGGTATTGGTTAATCTCTCCATTACTACTCCTTTCCGCCTCGCCTTTAAAATGATCGCTTGGATTTTATACTTGGTTTTAAAATTTAAAAATACTTAGGCAAACCGAAGCTGTCCGGTCTGCTCTGGTTCTATTCTCATGTTCGGTGTTCGCTTTGCCACGCACAATTCCGGCAAATTTGCTCTGACCAAGGCAGCCGGTATCGGTGGACACACTGCATTGCCACATCTGCGTACCTGTTCGCTTCGTGGGTATGTCTTACCAGTATAATCATGGTCGATTATGTAATCTGCTGGAAATCCTTGACATCCATACAGTTCTCTAGGTTCCAACATTCTTAAACCAATATCCACAATCTGATAATCTGTACCATCTATTGTTACCAATCCAAAGCGATCGCGTGAAGTTACCGTATCAAGAGGCTCATTAATATCCTGTCCTGTACCTTGTCCATAGTATTTGATTAAAAACGCTCTGACTTCTCCGAAATGACCATCACCAGCAGTAATTGTAGGTATAGGATCTCGCATATCCCTTCCATCGCAATGATTGTTCATTTGAATAAGGTTTGCTGTCACTACGCTGTTATGATCTCGTGTTGTTACTGTCGGTAATGGATTCTCTATGTTTTCTCCTGCTCCCTTATAACCACCGTCATAGTATTTATGTAAGAATGACGTAACCAATCCGTATCGGTTTGAACCATCCACGGTCATGATCGGTTCTTCTATTGTCTGGCCCCGGACTTCTCCCTGCACTGTCTCGGAATGATACTGGATCAGTGTAGGACTTATCAAACAATGCTCATTCTTACTTACGATTGTTGTGAGTGGCTCCCTTACATCCTTACTCCTATCCTTGGAAAAACCGGTCTGTCCGATCTGTACCATATATGGCTCTACAATCCCATATCCATGCTTTCCAGTTATAGTTGGCATCGGCTCTCTTATATCATTTGGTCTACGCTCCCCACCATGATTACACTGAATAATAAACGGTTCCGGGTTATCCAGTACAAATTTCTTTAATCCTCTTGCTATCCTCTCCATTGTTTTGGTTGCAAGTGGTCTGACCGCCCGGATGCCGTATTTTTCTTTTATCTCTTCCGATGTATCAAAAATGCTCGGACAAGGTCTACTGAAATCTATTTGCGTGTATGCCCCTACATACGGCTTGAGCAGTCCTGCTTTTACCTCCTCACTATCGGCTGACGCATGTGTAGGTTTTGGCCACACAATTGGCTTTCCATCACAACGAGCAATCATAAAAAATCTCTTGCGCATGGTAGGAGCTCCGTAATCAGCCGCTATCAGTTCTTTAAATTGTACCTCATACCCTAAATCATTAAGCTGCTGTACAAATTTCTCAAATGTCTTGCCTTGCTTGCTCTTGATTGGATGATGCCCTCTGTTTAACGGCCCCCATGTTTTAAATTCTTCGACATTCTCAAGCATTATTACCCTTGGTCTTACAAGTCCTGCCCATCTGCAAGCTACCCATGCAAGACCACGGATATTCTTGTCTTTTGGCTTGCCACCCTTTGCTTTGCTAAAATGTTTGCAATCCGGGGAAAACCAGGCAAGTCCTACCGGATTACCATTGCAAGCCTTTACAGGATCCACCACCCACACGTTTTCACAATAGTGTTTCGTATTCGGATGATTGGCTTTGTGCATCCTAATAGCTTCTGGATCATGGTTAATTGCTATATCTACGCTATATCCTGTTGCTAACTCTATTCCAGTGGAAGCACCACCCCCACCAGCAAAGTTATCAATTACTAATTCTCCGTGTATCATCTTTTTTATCTCACCTCATCTGATCCAGTGGCAACGACATCTGTCCTTTACAGTTACCGCCTATAGTGGATGGATCCCAGCCTACACCAATATAGTCCAGTACTTTCGCCCAACCGTAATCATTGCCGCTCTCGTCTTTGCACATGTGGAACATCAAATAATCCCACTCTTTTGGGTTCTTCTCGTATAACAGATCAAACCTGTGCGGTCTTTTTTCCATGTGTATTCCGAAACCACACATACTGCATCCTGTCCTTTGAGCTTTGGTAGTTCTTAAAGTGCCGTCAGGAGCTTTATCTATCACTCCGTATATACTTGGTATAATGCTATCAGGCATCTCAAACTTATCTGTAATCCTGCCCTCTTCAATCAGCCTCTTGTGATATTTATCTTTAAGACCTCTCTTCCACAAATCGTCCATCTCCAATGCAAGTGTTAATATATCCTGCCTGTTAAATATGGCAAACGGTGCTGATCTGATAGTTGATGCACCAAAATAGTTACATCCATTCATCATAAGGCTCTTTGCTCTGCGACCACCCTCTGATGCCATGAGTCCGAGAAACGGTACACTATGGTGTTCCTTGCCCCAGTCATCACAATTCTTTTCTTTGAGGTAATAGCAGCATTTTGCTGATACCTTAAAGTCTGGCTTCTGATACTGGCATCCCTCATTTTCGTTCTCATATCCTCCGAAAAGCTTCAGCCATCGGTTGGTCAACTGCATCTTAGAGTTTTTCTGCCATCCTCCATACTCTCCTGTCTCGCCTGTGATGATCGCATGTCGCACAGTTTTATTTTTCTCTGTTGGATTCTGGAGCAGTTCTATCTTGCCGGCTATCTCCTTTGATATGACAGGAAAGCCAAACTCCTGTATAACTCTCGGTTTTGTCCAGCGTTTGCCGTCCTCTCTCATCAACGGTGGGATATTTATAATTCCAAGTGCCTTGTGAACACTCTGTATACTCGAGTCTTCGAGCGTTGATGCTGATACTCCTGGCACATCCTCATGACATACCTCATTTATAAACAAATACAGGATAATGCTGTCTAATCCTCCCACAGACACATGATTATTAAGTCCACGCTTGTCGCACTCACTTATAAACTCTTTTACTCTTGTGACCGCATATCTGCGTTTAAAGGCATAGTTCTGATTTTGTTTCTGCACAAATGCTACGATCTTTTCATGAGTTCCCAGTCTTTTCATTCTCTGCTGTACTGATTCCATTTTTTACCCTATATATCCTCCTCTTCACTCTCACAATTTTTCTTTAAATACCGATCATGTTGTTTCCGTATGCTCTCAGGTGTTATACGTCCTATACTCTCAGCAACTTCCTGCCATGTATAGCATCTTACATGGCGATACAGCATGATCTGACGGATAAATGTATCATCTATAGTCATGATCCACTCTATGATTTCCTTTTGCTCCTGCTGCAGCCTTTCCTTTTTTCTCTCAATCAGCTCTGTTATATCTGCTTTACGTACTGCTATATCTGCCATCTGATCACCGGTGCCACTACTCGGAGCAAACGGCATACCTGTCAATCGCATAGCCTTGCCCTGTGCCTTACATGTAAGTAACTCCAGTTGTTCTTCCCACATCTTTATTTCCTGTCTGATGTAATATATGCTTGATAATTCTTCCTTTGTCATTCCCTCTCCTTAGAAGTAAAGGGAGCTGCACAAAAGCTCCCTTATGTGCTAAATGGCTTACAAATCAGTCGTGATATAAATTAATTCGCATGCCCGGTTTCTTTCGCGTTTCCGCTGGTGTTTCAACCAAGTCTGTAGGCTTCTGACTCCTGCCAGTAGAAATCTACTCCGGAGAGAAGTCTCAGAACTTCAAGCTCCGGCTTATAGTCTGGATCCGTGAAGCATATTCCTATGGCCATATCGTCATTGTATGTTATCAGCCAGTCATCATGCACCACAGGCGCGCACGGTGGTATCTCATCCTCTGTACACTTGCATGGAGCTATCATAGCAAGGCGCTTATCATTTATCAGCCGGGCGCCTTTTGGTGTCTTTGTGACCGAATACACGTTATCATTCTGTATAATCTTGATAAGTGATATAAGGGCTGGATCCGATACCTCTGCCATATCCCAAAGCATCGGTTCAAGCTCCATCTCATGCTGTGGACTGCTGCCCTTTTGATATTTGATAAACTCGCCCGGCTTCGGTGCTGGTCCTAATACCTTTATGGCAGTTCCAAGGAACTCCTTGTTGACGTATGAGGCATTCGCCTCTATTATCCAGCCTGTGCCATGGAGAATATACATTCCCTTTTTCGTGAGACCGAACTTGACGCCCCACGATTTATAATCTGCTTTTAAAACCTTTTCAAACTTACTGCTATCTATGAACATTCTGACTCTCCTATTCCCGCGATATAAAACATGTCCTGATGCGAGATACATGTATTAAATCCGTGTCTTTTAACTACTGTGAAGTATTTCATTACCTCAACAATTTCAAGTGTCTCTTTGCCAGTGGGCTCATCATCCTCGCGCCCGCGCCGGTCTGCTCTTATTTTGCGATAGTCTACACAAACGGTTTGCTTGCCCTGCAGGTATTCTATAACCTGCTGCCTTATCTGCTTAATCGACAAGCCGCCTATCGGCTCTCTGCTCATCCGGTTAAGGTCTTTTGAAAATATATTTACTTTACTCACCCTTTAGGAACCTCCATTTATCATATTTTCTGTCCCGGTCTGCGAAATCAGGATAAAACTCATCCAGATAGCTCTTAAACATCTCAAGCATCTCTTTGCGGTCTCCACTGCTGCCGTTGTCCATCATATGATGGTGGTACCGGCATCCAACAGCTCCGTTCTGCCTGATGCCGAGCCCCAACGACGAGCGCGGAATGTAATGCATGATATCTGTTATGTCCATTTCAAGGACTGCTGCCGGTGGCATCTTATAACCTATCTGGCAGAATATGCACTGATAATTATCTCTCTCCTTGATTGCCACACGTTCTTTTGTGGAAAATTCAAGGTATTTTGTGTACTTTGCCATTTATCCCACCCTCTCTGTTTTCTGTTCTATTGGGAAGCGCCTTATAAGCTCTTTTGTGGCATTGTGATAACACTGTGTTCTGTCATCTTCGGTCACTTTTATTACTTCTTTGTCTCTTTTTCGGATTCTGATGGTGTGTTCACTTCCGGTCTCTTTCAGTGACATTGTGAGGCCATAATACTTCTGGCGCGGTGAGTATGTCTCATAAAACAAATCCATGATTGTCTTCATTGTGCCTCCTACAGTGCTTTACGCTGTTCTTCCAGTTCTTTTATCTCATCAAACAGTGGATGCGTGCCCTTGATCAGCTTAAATTCATCATCATCCGGCACAAATCCCATATGTTTTGTCTCCATGACCAGCTTGTAAACCAACAGGGCGTACTCTGTATTAAGCTCATTATTCCATGAGTTATATATGCTCCTGCCGTATATCAAGTTGTTGTGCAGGGCACACAGGATATAAACAGTTACAGGAAGGTTTTGTGCCATGCGCTCAACATTTTTCTTTTCCTCGCCATCATAGTCCGGATAATGCTCATCTATACAATTACACAGGCTCCTGAATGAAAAACTGCTGAATCCCATCTGCATTCCTATCACTATCAGTGAATTTATGACCTGTAAATCGTCTTTTACCGGGATTTTGCCATGCACTGTCATATCTACAAACTCTCCGAAGTGTTCATCAAAGCTCTTTACTATGCTGTTGAGTCTTGATGTGTTTTCTCTAATCCTTGATGCAAGCTCAGAGCTTTTCTTATTGCTTGAATCGCTTGAATCATCCTCCTCCGGCACTTCTATTTTTCTCTTGATTGTTATACTGCTGCCTGGGAAGTGATAAAATACAATGTCTGATGTGTCCTCGGGAAGCTCCGGGAGCACTGCGTCTTCTAAGTTCCACAGACTTATGCTGTCCACACCCTCATATCCCGGTGTATATCCTCTTATATCGGTCTCGGACTGCTGCACTCCCTTTTCTTTAAGCAGAGCTACCAATTCCTCTCCTTTCTTCACTCTCTGCTTGTCTCGAACATTCTGCTCGATACGGTACTTAAGGTTTTCACTGCTCGATGCCTGTGAAAGAATCTTGTTTCTTTCCTCCACATCCTCCACTCTCTCCAGCTCATACATATCCTTAAGCGTGAGCTGGAATGATTCATCGTTCTCTTTCTCCTTAAGCAGTTCCTGATCAAGCTTTGCGATATTCAGACGGCGGTATATGGTGCTCTTTGAGAATCCTGTCTTGTCAGAGAGTGTTTCAACCGTCTCGCCCAGGTCAAGCATGAGCTGGAAGCTCTCGGCCTGCTCATATATCGTGAGGTCGTTTCTCTGCATGTTTTCCTCAAGCATCATGGATATCTGCTCATTTTTGGTGAGTCCGTATACTATACGACACGGTGCTTTACTGATACCGGCAAGCTTTGCCGCTGCTGTTCTGCGGTGTCCTATCAGTGTGGTGTAGCCTTCGTCGCTCCACTTCGTCTCAATCAGCTCCTTGAGCTCATCGGTCGGGTCTTCGGTGTACGCTTTAACGACTGCTGCCATCTCTTCCAGTGTGATCCAGTGCCCCGGCATGACTGTAAGGTTCTGCAGTATGCCTCTCTTCTTGATGGAGTCAGCCAGTTCAGTTACATCTCCCACGTCCTTTCGCGGGTTGTCCGGGTGCGGATATATTGCCGCAACCTTAATCATTGTTAATTCTTCTCTCATTGTCTGGTCCTTTCTTCTTGCACTGGTCTTTAAGCCAGTTGCTGTATTCATGATGTTGCCGTTTTATGCAATAACTATTGCCATTCAGCTGTTCTAGTATCCTCTGCCACTCCTCAGCATGTTTTACTGGCTCGCCTTTAACTGTTACCCAGCCGGAAAGCTCCCACTTTGGAATCCAGTTGTATATTGAATTTTCGAGATACAGAGAATCCGCATATATCTCTATCAACAGATCCTTTGTATTCAGTCTTGAGAGTGCCCTGCTTAAGATTTCAAGCTCCGACTCATGATTTGTCATGTTCGTAAGATACTCAATCTTACTGAGTGTAGCTTCTTTGTTGTTTTGGGTTGTATATGATAAAACGTAGCCTGCTGCTCCGTTGTTTCTTTTTAACGTCTTGATAGACGTGTAAATGTATATTTTTACATTCTTCATCAAATTGCCTCTCCCATTAGGGAAAAATACGGGGTTCAGCGATTTCAGATAGGGGGTTTATACTATTTTCAAGCGTATATTTATTCATTTTGTGGAAAATCACTCTCCCATTTGGGAAAAATGCGGTCTCCGGGGGATTTTGCACCTGTTGTCAGCCGTCTTTCCATGTAATAAATATACGAATATCCGGTGATCTTATTGACTCCCGCCTTTACAGAGTCCGGTATTATGTAATATCCCGGCTTTGGTTTGATGCCGTCACGGAAGAAACGTGTCACTTTCCAGTGAGCATAGTTTTTCTTCTTTGCTTCCGGGCGGATAAGGTTTCGGCTGGTATCCACTCGTGTGAATGCTTTCTGCTCCTCTTCCCCGAATAAATTGTATTGTCCCTCTATTTCCTTTTTCTCCGGTTCTGCTGCAAGGTACTTTGCTACATCCTCTGCTCCATCAATGTCGAACGGAGCTATATTCACATAGTTTCGCCCTGCTATCCACAGATCCGCTATCGCTTTCTGCCACATTTCCTTTATCACAAGGTCTATATTGTCAATATGGTTCACCAACAGGTGGATATGAGGACCGCCAAACTTTCCGATCTCCATTCTCTTTATCCACTTAAATGGAATCCCATGTTTTTTGTAGTACGCTGCCATAAGTCTGCGGAACTTTTTCCAGTCCTTTCTCATACGGTCAGCATTAGGACGTGTACCTCTTGGGTACTTGAGAGTTGTCCATGCATCCCCTGTATTGAAATTGGCTATTATTGTGTATTTAAGATTTTTCTCTTTATTCCATTGGTTCTGTCTGGACATCTGCTCCGGTGTGGCTTTATGTCTCTTGTCTCTCTTCTCTCCCTTAGCTCCATTACGGCCCACGAACTTGATCTCATAGGCTGTATACTCTCCAAGGTCAAATGTATATTGTGTGTATGCCATATCCTGTCCTAAAATTAATACTTTAGAATGTTTTTAAATAGCCTATTCCTGAGGCTTTCAACTTGTCGATTTCACTCTGCAGCACAGCGTCAAATGACTTCTCGCGCTGCTCCTTTTTCATTGTCGCTATCTCGGTTATGTACTCGGCCGCGCTCTGTCGATCTGGTAGTAATCGAGTTCCATCTATCTTCGGCAGCAATTTTCCCACTCCTTCTTATTTCCTTTGTTCTTCTTATACTTTCTTTCCTGCCGGCATCAATCCACAGGAGCCATAATCCGACTCCTGTAATGCCTAAGCAGATGATCGTGAGCCACGTTGCCGCTACATATCCTGTAGGACTGTCTATTCCTGTGGCAAACAACAATGCCATAAACATTCCGGCTGCTGTTGTCTTTTCTCCTCTACTCATTAAATGTCTGGTCCTTCCTCTTCGTTTCCGGGCTTGACGGAGTGCCGCCAAGAGGGTTTGCACACTAACTTGCGAAAAATTTATTCATAAGGAGTACTTAATAGGTTATATCTGTATGAGCTACTACGGCACTCCGTCAAGCCCGGAAGTATATTATTTAATTTGTCATTTTTAAGCTTGTCCACTGAGACTGCAGATGCAGTCTATGCCTCCTCCGCAAGTCTCAATGGCACATTTTCTACTTGTTCTATTAGTTTTTGTTCCAATTTTTGCTTCTGTTCCTGTGTCAGATCGTCAAAACGATATATCTGATCATCTTCCAGAGTGTGAACGAATATCCTATATTTGAGTGCTATGGTTATCACCTCCGGTAAATACTATGCTTATACTGCATGTTCGCTTGCCTTTTTCTGCTTTCATCCCCGGGCTTACCGGTTGTATTTTCTATTGATTCAGCATGCACTTCACTTCTGCCTTAAGCTCAATGAGGCTTGCAAAGTATGCTGCTTCTGTGAGGGCTTTTTCTCTCTTGAGTTTCTGATAATTCTCCTCATTCCAGTCCTCTCTCGTGTTAGTACAGAAGCTGTTGTATTCTTCCTCTTTCTTGCAGTTTGTCTCATCTGCTTTATCTATTTTCTTGAGGATTTTCTCAAGTCTGAGTGATTCTTCCTTTGTCATGGCTTTTTCTCCTCTGCATCTTCAAATAAAGCTGGTCGATATGTTTCTTTCGCAATATGCTTCTTTGCCTCGTACCTCGATGTGATACAGCTTTCCAACTGTGCCATTGCCCGATCAAGCGCTTCCTTTTTCTCTTTGACATTCGCCAGTCTTCCGAGTAGTTCTTTGTCCGAGACTTCTATTTCCAGTCCGATTCTCATTTGCTCTCCTTTTCCTGCATCCTGTCCAACAACGTTTCTGCCTGCAGCACTGCAGTCTTCATCTCTGTTGCATCTACACCAAACTCTCTCATCTTTTCTTCCAGTGGTACCGGCTCATGGTCTTTCTTGGGGTACTGCTGATATATGCTCTCTGCAGCATGGAGTCCGTACCGGTAAAAGTATTTCACCGCCAACTCCGGTGTGATGGTTCCTTTTCCTTTTACAGTGCATTTACTCTTGTCTCTGTAAGTAAAAAATATTTTCCACATTATCTTTCCCTTTCTCTTGCACCATTCAACTTAAAGTTGATTTAGTAGGCAAAAAAATATTGTCTAATGGAATATTATATATCCTACTCATCATTTCCAGTTGAGCTGGTTTAGGAATAACCCTATTATTCTCCCAATTAACTATAGTCTGCTTATTCAAATGCATTTTTCCGGCAACATCAGCTTGTGTCATACCGGCATTAACTCTTGCTGCTGCCAGACTAATTTGTAATTTTTCCAATTATATCTGCTCCTTTCTCGTTGCTTTTCTTTTATTACACTCTCATATTATATCAACTTTAAGTTGATGTCAATACTAAAAGTTGATTTTTTTGTTTTTTAGCTTGTTATTTTTCAACTTACGTTTTATAATGACAATAACGAAAGGGGATGATTATTATATCTGAACAAGAATTTAATAAAATTTTTTCCAAGCAACTTAAGGCACAACTTAAATTACATGAAATGACACAATCTGATTTAGCAAAACATTTAGGTGTTAGTACTCAATCTGTAACCAACTGGTGTAAAGGCGCAAAAACGCCTCGAATGGATAAAGTTGATGCTATGTGTAGTCTTTTCAATTGTAAACGTTCTGATCTTATGGAAGAAAAAGAAACAACCATAGATATTGTACCAATAGAATCCGGCTACACTATCCCAGTACTCGGTCGTGTTGCTGCTGGATATGGGAAAGAAGCTGTTGAGGAAGTGATCGGTCAAATAGAGATTTCTCCCGCTTTATCTGCAAAGGGTGATTACTTCGGTCTGCTGATTAAGGGTGACAGCATGATACCTACTCTGTATGATGGTGATACCGTTATCGTACAACGTGTCGATGATGCCGAATCAGGTGATCTTGTGATTGCTCTCGTCAATGGACATGATGCAACTTGCAAACGATTGCAGAAATATGCAGAAGGGATTGCTCTCATACCACAGAATCCTGTATATGAGCCTATGCGTTTTACTGAATCAGAAATAGATACTACCCCAGTTAAGATACTTGGTAAAGTCATTGAAATGAGAAGAAAATTTTAAGGAGATTTTTATGGGATTACGATTTAGAAAAAGTTTTAAAATTGCCCCTGGTGTTAAATTTAATGTAAATAAAAAAAGTGTTGGTATGACATTCGGAGGTAAGGGAGTTCACTATACTGTAAACTCTTCAGGCAAAAAGACAACCTCTGTAGGTGTTCCCGGCACCGGACTATATTACACCAATGTATCTGGTCCTAATAAGTCAGCACCAAATAATCAGCAGACTTTTCACCAGCCTTACAGATCAACACCTAATCTGCAACAAAATATTCCAGATGAATGTCCGTGTTGCGGTGCCAAAAATGAAAATCATGATGCCTTTTGTAAAATTTGTGGTCAGCCATTGAGTGATCCTACACCAGCTCAGCAGGCATATGTTCCACCAGTCTACATACCACCTACTTATACACAGGCTTCAAAGCATACAAAACCTAAAAAGAACCATTCAGCTCTGATATCATTAATTATAGCAATTATAGTAATAAGTATTCCGGTATACTGGCTTTTTTCTGTATGGAATAAGTATGAAGCGGAACAGTCAGCAAAGCAAACTGCTGATGTAGTTCAAGAAGCTCAACAGCCATCTGATACTCCGCTAAAGCCACCTACTACCACTACAACAGATAACTCTGTATCAGATGCTCAAGTAAATAATAATGTATCAAATACTCCAACAAATAGTACTCCCTCAGACAATGCTACTGATAACAACAGCGTGACATCTGATGAGAATAAAGCTGATATGGTCTGGTATGTTGATGGAGGATCAAGATACCACCGTAAATCAAGCTGCAGTAATATGGATAATCCTAAACAGATTACCAAGGAAGAAGCTGAAAGCATGGGACTTACCCCTTGCAAACGTTGCTACTAAATTTAAAAATCGCCCTGGTGCTACCAACACCAAGGCGATATAACCCGTACTCCGAAGAGTATAATAGGTCCAGACAACCATATTATACCTTTCGGAACACCATCTGTCAAAGGATAGGTGTTATTTTTGTACCTTTTTGCATATATTTTTAGAAAGGATAGGTGTAATATGGAAAAACTACGCACTGGCGCTCTGTATATCAGAGTCTCAACAGACAAACAGGAAGAGCTATCTCCTGATGCTCAGCGCAGACTTCTTTTGGAATATGCTGCCAAAAATAATATCATACTGTCAAACGAATACATATTTGAGGAAGATGGCATAAGCGGACGTAAAGCAGATAAACGGCCAAACTTTCAACGTATGATAGGACTTGCCAAATCAAAAGAACATCCCTTTGATGTTATACTTGTGTGGAAGTTCTCTCGTTTTGCACGAAATCAGGAGGAATCAATTGTATATAAATCATTGCTTCGTAAAAATAATGTAGAGGTTATTAGTGTATCTGAGCCTCTTGTTGACGGTCCTTTTGGTACACTTATTGAAAGGATCATAGAATGGATGGATGAATATTACTCTATCCGTCTTTCCGGTGAAGTCACCAGAGGTATGACTGAAAATGCTATGCGCGGTAATTTTCAGGCAAGTCCACCCCTCGGATATTCTATTACGGCACACAAAGCAACTCCTGTTATTGTGGAATCAGAGGCTGAAATAGTCCGTATGATTTTCAATCTATACACTGAGCAGGGTTATTCTATAATTGAGATCACACGTCAGCTCAATTCTCTTGGATATAAAACGCGAGCCGGTAAGTCTTTTGAAAACCGCGGAATCAAATACATATTGACCAATGAAGTATATACCGGTAAATCGGTTTGGAATAAAAGGGATTCTGCATCACGTCCAAAAGACAAGACCGAATGGATTATTGCTGACGGAGCACATGAACCAATTATATCTCCTGAACAGTTTCAAAGGGCAAAAGTCCGGCTTGAGTCAAATTATCGCCCGCGATATGCAAAGCCAAGTGGCGTATGCTCTCACTGGTTGTCCGGGATTGTCAAATGTTCTGCTTGTGGCCGATCACTATCTATTACTCTTGCAGGTGCCAATAAGCAAGGCAAACGGTACATTTACCTGCAGTGCTATGGATATTTGAAAGGAAAATGTAATGTTTCACATGCTATATCAGAAAAGAAAATAGTTCCTATGGTTCTAGCAGCATTAAAAGATGCTATTAGCTCTGAAAATCTATCGTTCAAGGTTATTAATACAGATTCTCAAAGCAACTATCCTGCAACTATTGATATTTATCAGAATCAATTGGATGAACTCGCAAAGAAAGAAAAACGTATTAAAATGGCTTATATGGATGGAATCGATACTATCGAAGAGTATCGTAAGAATAAAGAACTGCTTCTGGAAGAGAGAAATAGTATAGAAAATCGAATAAATGCACTCCCGAAACCTGCTGCAAAATCAGACACCACTGCTGCACTCCGCAGCAAAATCAAAACAGTATACGATAGTCTGCTCAATGAAGAGCTCTCTATGCAGACACGCAATGATTTATTGAAATCCGTGGTTGAAAAAATCGTGTTTAATAAAAAAGAGTCCACTATTGATGTTTACTTTTATACCTCCAACCCCTTGTAA